CAAATTGAGAAAGAGATTGAGAGTGGGGCTATTCCAGATCCCGCTCTTATCGATCCTGTTACTGGGGAACAAATAGTTCCTGGTACTGAACCCCCTGAAGGTGGAAATGAACAACCACCACAAGATCAGGATTCTACAGGTATTAAATCAGCAATGGGATCCCCTATTCAAGATAATGATATAGAGGTGAACGTTGATAAATCTACTAAGAAGCCCGAAAAGGGTTTAGGTGAAATCTAAACCCGATAAATAAAACATATATCTTTTTATTATGGAAATCGACACATCGGTTGTGGATGCTATTGTGAGTGGTGAAACACCCGCAGGTATTACACAATCCATTAAGGATCTTCTGTATGCAAAAGCAAGCGAAAGGGTTGATACCTATCGTGATGTGGTGGCAGACAGAATGTTCGGTGGTTCTGAAGAAGAACCAGAATCCGAATTTGAGAGCGATGAGGAAGAAGAAGAGTGATTAAGATTGTATTTTCCGAGGTTGATAGTCCAACGGACTCTGACCAGGCGATCAGTCTCAATAACTCTAGTGGTGTTAGAGCAATTAATTGTTCTAAAAAACCATATCTACTCTACCTAATCGATAACATAAGTGGAGAGACTAGATCACTTACATTAGTGAGTAATGAAAGTCTTATCCTTAAAAAACACAGTTACGATAAGGTATATGCTTCATCGAAAACTGTTCGTATCGCTGGAGTAAGCATCTACTAAAATGAAACTAATTACAGAAGAAATTAACAAGGTTGAGTTTATTGTCGAAGAGAGCAATGGCAAAAGGTCTTGTTTTATTGAGGGAAACTTCCTTCAGGGCAATATCAAAAACCGTAATGGTCGTGTCTATAGAACCGAGACACTAGCTCGTGAAGTCGCTCGTTACAATGAACAGTATGTTCAGAATGGACGCGCTCTTGGTGAACTTGGCCATCCTGACGGACCTACAGTTAACTTAGATCGAGTATCACATAACATCATTTCACTTCGTCAAGAAGGGAATAACTTCATAGGTAAGGCCAAGCTTCTTGATACTCCTATGGGAAATATCGCCAAAAGCCTTATTGGTGAAGGTGTTAAACTTGGTGTTTCTTCTCGTGGTGTTGGTTCCATTAGTGAAACGAAGCAAGGATATAAGCTGGTTGGTGAAGACTTTATGTTGGCAACCGCAGCTGATATTGTAGCTGACCCTAGTGCCCCAGACGCATTTGTTCAGGGTATTATGGAAGGCAAAGAATGGGTTTTTGTCAATGGACTCTTGAAAGAGAGTGATATTGAGAGCGCACGTTCTACAATTGACAAACTAGTTGTCACAAGAGAACTTGAGGAGAAGAAGGTTCAACTTTTTCAAGATTTTCTTTCAAATCTATAAACTCTATAAATAAACATAGATTTATATTGTATAAATTACACTCGTCGGTAGCAACCTAATTACAAGACATGGAAAACGTAGTAACGAAAGGTGCTAAGTCGGCTGAGGCTATGGATAAAGTCTCAACCAGCGTAGTACCCGGACAGTCAATCACCGATCTCGGTGGTCCTACTCCCGAAAACTATACCAATGAGCCTGATGGCTCTGCAAAGCTCAATGACGCCGGTGGTCCTCTCAAGAAAGTTGAGGATGTGGTCACCAAAGGCGCTAAGAAGTCAGAAGGTATGGAAAAGGCATCACCTGAACCACCATCTGGTGGAACAACAGATGCCCGTTCCGCTTCTTCACAAGCTGAGAAAGTAACAACCAAACCTCCCGGTCAAACCACTAAGGAAGAGATCGAAGTGGAGGAAGAGGAAGTTCTTATTTCTGAGATTGATGTTGAGGAAGATGTAACCGCACTTCTAAGTGGTGAAGAACTCTCTGAAGAATTTCAAGACAAAGCTCGCACCATCTTTGAAGCAGCGATCCGTAACAAGGTTGCTATCGCTAAAGAAGAACTCCAAGAAGCATACGAAACTCGCCTCGTAGAGGAACTAGAGCTAGTACGTGAGTCAGTCGCTAATAGAGTCGACGCATACTTGGAGTACGTAGCCGATGAGTGGATGGCTGAAAATGCCATTGCCGTCGAACATGGACTAAGAACTGAAATGACAGAGAGCTTTATCTCTGGCATGAAGCAACTATTTGACAACCACTACGTATCTGTCCCTGAGGAGAGATTTGACGTAGTAGAGTCCATGGTTGAGAAACTTGATGAAATGGAAGAAAAACTCAATGAGCAAATTGAGCGTAACATCACCCTAAACAGCCGTTTAGGTCAAACTGTTGCTGAAGGTATCTTCTTCGAAGTATCTGAAGGATTAGCTGAAACCCAAAAGGACAAGCTACTCGCCCTTGCTGAAAACGTTGAGTTTGATAGTGAAGCAGGTTATCGTGAGAAACTAGAGAGTCTCAAGGAATCTTATTTCCCTGGTAGACCCTCAACTATTGCGAGCAGAAACAGTGTAGAGGACCTCACTGAAGAGGTTAATGTTGGTGGGGAAACCCGTCAGGTTAACGGAAACATGGCCGTCTACCTACAGACACTCAATAGAGTTTCTAAAAAGTGAATTCTAAATTATTAGATCAAACAAAACATTTTTAACAATAGGTTTTAAAACAAATGTACAATTCCGCAAACTCCGAATTTCTCCAGGAGAAGTGGGCACCAATCCTCGAGCACGGTGAGTCCATCCAGGACGCACACAAGCGTGCCGTAACTGCCCAACTTCTAGAGAACCAAGAAGTAGCTCTTTCCGAAGAGCGTGCTTTCCTTTCAGAAGCTCCAACAGTAAACACCGACCCTAACGCAACTGGCAACGCTGGTTTCTCTGGTAATGGTGATCAATCAGTAGCTGGTTTCGATCCAGTACTCATCAGCCTCATCCGTCGTTCAATGCCTAACTTGATGGCATACGACCTTTGTGGTGTTCAGCCAATGAACGGTCCTACCGGTCTTATCTTCGCGATGAGAAGCCGTTATGACTCACAGACAGGCGACGAGACCTTCTACAACGAAGTCAACTCTGCCTTCTCCGCACAGAACCAGTCCGGTACAGCTACTCAGGGTAACTACTCTGGTCAGGTTGGCGCTGGTAACACAGTTGGTTTCGGTACAACCGCACAACGTGGTTCTAACCCCTCTATCCTTAACCCCGAGCCCGGTGACCAAGTTGGTTACAACGTAGGTCAGGGTATGTTGACCCAGGACGCTGAGAACCTCGGCGAAACTGGTACAGAGTTCAACGAGATGGGCTTCTCAATCGAGAAGGTCACCGTAACTGCTAAGTCTAGAGCCCTCAAGGCTCAGTACAGCATGGAATTGGCTCAGGATCTCAAAGCGATCCACGGTCTAAACGCTGAAGCTGAACTATCTAACATCCTCGCCTCTGAAATTCTTTCAGAGATCAACAGAGAAGTTGTTAGAACTATCTACAAGTCAGCTGTATTCGGTGCTCAGAACAACGTAGCCACTCCTGGTGTATTTGACCTTGACGTTGACTCCAACGGTCGTTGGTCAGTTGAGAAGTTCAAAGGACTTATCTTCCAGATCGAAAGAGACGCTAACGCGATCGCGCAACAAACTCGTCGCGGAAAGGGCAACTTCATCCTCTGTTCAGCGGATGTTGCTTCAGCTCTAACCATGGCTGGTGTACTTGACTACACCCCAGCACTCAACGCTAACCTTAACGTTGATGACACCGGTAACACCTTCGCTGGTGTTCTACAAGGCAAGTATAGAGTCTACATTGACCCATACGCAGCTAACGTCAGCAACAACCAGTACTACGTTGCTGGTTACAAAGGTTCCTCACCTTATGACGCTGGTCTATTCTACTGTCCTTACGTTCCTCTCCAGATGGTTCGTTCAGTTGGACAGGACACCTTCCAGCCACGGATTGGCTTCAAGACCCGCTACGGCATGGTCGCTAATCCTTTCGCAGAAGGTCTTGAGGCTGGATACGGACGTATTACTCCTAACTCCAACGTCTACTACAGACGCGTTCAAGTCAAAAACCTTATGTGATCTAAAAGCTCCGACGAGTTTATCACATATGTGTTTCACGGGGACCCTTCGGGGTCCCTTTTTTTGTGCTATGGTGGTGATATCCCTACATTGTGTTGTTGGACGCAGATATAAATGTTATAAATACTAGGAATACATACCTAGTGTATGTGTTATTACTTAATAGTCCGTATTCGGAGAAGAATTAATGAATCTTAAAATGATTGCGCTAGCTAGTCTAGCTGCCCCCGCTGCACTACTAGCAGCCCCTTCAGCCCAAGCAGAGGTAATCTTTGCTGGTGAGCCTGATAACCAGGAACTAACTGGTATCTACCTAACAACTGAAGCCAACTCTGGTTGGACAGGTGATGACTATCGGGGATCAACCATTGATGTTCGTGTTGGATATGAAGCAGCAATTACCGATTCACTTGAAGCATATATTGAAGTAGGTCCTGCATTCCTAATGCCTGATGGTACTGACAACACAACCGAATTCGGTGCTGAAGTTGGTGCTTCCATTGCTGCCACTGATCACCTAGAGTTCTACGGAGAGTTCGAAGTTATCTCCGGTGATCTTAATGATTATGGAACCAAGTTTGGTGCAACCTACCGGTTCTGATGTTATAATGTAAGTAGCTTGGGAAGCTGAGTCACTCACCCTCACCCAAGCGGTGGGGGTTTTTTATTGCATAGATACTATGATTGGAAACTTGGAACCAGAAGAAAGAGTGTTGAACGCTAGTTCTAAACTATCAAATATATCAATGCCCCTAAAACAGGCTATTGATATTCTTGGTTGGGATGAGTTAGACGACATTCGTGTAGAAATTGGTGGATGTGCCACTAGTGGTATTCATCAAAAAGAAGACGCTAACCCCAAATGGGCTCGTCAATTT